TCATCAGTTCCTTGCTCGACACAAATAAACACTTCATTAGATGAGTTCACAACATAAAAGTTTTCTTGATCTGGCAGATTATCATCGTATGCATTATAGGTTGTTGAACCAACCCATGGCACATTAGGAACAACAAATGAGTTGTTCGATGCAACTTTAACAGATTGAATGCGGTGTCTTAACTTAGCCGCAAATGCTTCTGAAGAGATAATCGAAGGTTCAACTAATGATTCAGACCTTGCAAGTGCGATATAATATGTATTACCGCTACTATCGATATCTGCCTTGAAATCTCTTAGCAGTTGTTGTTTAAAGTTATTCGTAATCGATGATGACATTTTATGCTCTCTCAGTTTTTAAGTATTTATAACGTATCTGTCAGTACCGCACGTGCATTTGATGACTCTGCATCGTAACGAATAATATTATTACGTGTTGGATTTAACACAGATGGATTAGCCGGAGTTGCATTGATTTTGATGTATGAACCTGTAATCACTGAACCTGTAAATCCTACAAGAGTAATCGTACCATTTGATGCATCATAATCACCAACACTATCAACAATCACATCTGCTGTAGCAACTTCTACAACTTCAATCTTGGTTGTATTAAGTTTGTTGCGTAAGAAGCATACTTTACCATTAAAAGAGAATGTGTCTGATCTAATCACATATGTATCTTCTAATGGTGCAGAAATCGCAGAAGGATAATAGATTGAATAACCAGACACGTTTGTTACAGGAACAAGGCGATACTGCATTGTTACATCTGCTCTACTCGATAGAATAGAATCATCAGTGGCATCAATCTGTGTTAGTAGATTAGAACGTCTAAATGCTTCGTTAAATCCACCAGTGTTTTGGTCGAAGTAATCCTGCATCGTATTCTTAACACGTGCTTCAATCGCTGTTTGTGACTGAGACGTTAGATTCGGATTAAACTGAAAGTTTACATTTACCTCAAGATACGTTTCAACAGGATCTGTAAACTCAACGTTAAATGACGCAACAGATAAATCTTTTGCAAGCGCAGAAATAGAGGCTTTTGTATCTGCTTGAACTACTTCGTCATCAGTATTAAACACAATCGATAAAAACACTGTACCATACTTAGGTGGTACGTTTTCTTCACCACCCCATGCTTTAATATCAGAAATGACATTTGAGAAGTTGCGTAATGATAATGCCGCATAATCATCAGCAGTCACCATTCTGTTCTGTGCCGCATACTGATATGGTGCATTCTTACGAATCGATTCAACTTCTTCTTTGAGTTGACCACCTGCTGAAACAGATACAGTGGTTACATTTACAATCTTACCTTGAATCGTATTACTAGGGGAGAATGTCCTCGCACCGTTTGCATCAGGACCTGTTACTGTACTATATTGAACTTCTATCTTGTTACCCGAAATAGGTGATTGACCTAGACGCACACCATTACCAAATGTTAACTCGTAATAGCCATTTGGTGTTTCATTTAAAACATAAATGCGTGAAGTTTCTGTAATGCTTGTCGCATCATTAATATTCGTGTAAAGGTTATAATCGTTTGAACTTGCATTATCATATACACGAACAACTACTGTATCTAAGTCTAAGTTCGTAACAGGAATCACATATGAATCATTCTCACTTGCAGGTCCTGCAATGAATGTTTTTGTTTTTGAGATACCTTCATAGATAGGAATATTTCGATTACCATTCAATGCGAAGTTATAAACATTACTACCATTGTTGGTTGCGATTACTGTATCACGTAGTTGAAACGTATAACTCTTGTTATCAACAGTTGTCGTGAATGTATAGCCTGCAGGAATCGTCATACTTGATGGTGCGTCATCATTAGTAATACTTAAGTTCACAACAGCAAAAGATGCTTTACGTGAACCTACTGTATAACCTAAACCACTTGCAAGACCAACGATTGACGAACGTAACTGTGCTGTACTCAGAAATGATTCGTTTAATGCAAAGTTAGCAAGTAATGCATTGTAGTGAGTGTTGTACGCCAATACATCAAGTAGGTTAGACAAACCAGATGCCTCGAAGTTATAGTCAGCAAACTCAGGTTGTTGTGCCAAGTACAACTTTAGATTATTTTTGATTGTATTAAAGTCTAACTCAGTTGACTTAATCGTAGTTGCCATTTATTACTCCGTTATTCTTCTTCGCCACCAAGTGATTGGTTAGGTATGATGAAGAAGCCACCAGTTTGTGTAAAGATTTGGTTCTCGTCAGGAACAGTCAAGATACCGCCTAGTTCTGCTGAGTCACGTAATAATACACCTTCAACAGTACCGAGATACATTACATGTATCAAGTCTGAATCAGGTTCAGTCAGAATCGCCAGGTCAGGAATCTCAATCGTATCCTGTGTTATAATACTACCACCAATCGTTTGAATGCGATCTTCACGTTCAGTAAAGATAACATTAAAATATGTTGGTGTTACATTTCTATCAGTAACAGGTAGTACAGGTATGTCTGCAACAGATGCTTGTGTTGATGGTGTTAACGTCACTTTTAATACGTCAACAACATTTGTGTTTACAACACGAAACTCAATCGTTGCATCAACATAGTTAAAATCAGGAGTTGCTGATACACTAATACCAACAACACGTGCTCTTGGTTCGAATCGTTCAATCGCACTTCTAATATTTTCAATGATTTCGTCGCCTACATCTTCGTCCATGTTCTCAAACAATAATGAGTTGAGATTAGCACCGAACTGCGGGCGATAAGGTTTCTCAAACTTACTCGTCAGCAACAAGTTTTTAACTGCTTGTTTTACTGCCGAGGCATCAGTTTTACGATATACATCACCATCAGTAGACGTTCTCGCAGAAAGAGACAGGTCTATGTCCGAGTATTTGCGTTCTTTTGTAACACGCAAACTCGTACTTAGATTGCCATCTTCTGTGGAAAATATCTTCGCCATGTTAAAACCTTTTCTTTTTATTTATATACTTTTACGCACCGCCAATATCATCAAAGTCTGCTTCGTTGATAGTTGGATTAAATGATAAGTCTTCTAAAGGATCTTCAGGTAATATCTCTAGTAACTCGTTCTTTGTTTGTAGTTCATTATTATAAGTTGTTTCTAAATCATAATCAAATGATACTTCATACGAACTTGGTACTTTAGGCATTACTAAAACGATTTGACTCGTCAAGTCACCATTAGGATCATACGTGTCATAGTCAAGTATAAGTTTGTCATAGTCGATGTAATCTTTCCAGTAGACTGCTAGGTCAAACGTCTTCTCGGGATCAGTCTTGCCATTCTTGTCAATCAGTTGATAAACGACTGCACGACCTGTGCGTCGTAAGTCATTGATACTACCTGAAGTAGGTGTTTCACCCACATAGACAGGAACACGAGCGATCCATCCATCTGGACCTTTACCGTATGATGCACCATCGTTTTGTCTTGCGATACGTTTTGCTTTGCCTTCAGTTCCTGCAGGAATCTCTTGTATCTCAAACTTTGGATTAGGCTCGTAAATACCTTCTGACACAATCAAACGATGTTGGGCAAACTCTGGATTTGTAAGAACTGTTTGAATCGCATTTGCATGTAACACTAGATTACGTGCAATCTGTTTTCTATCAGCAGAACCAAAGAAACTATCAGCATATAACTTTTCAAACTGAGTACGAGAACCACGTGCGCCAAGAAACTTAGCGCATGTAATACCAGGACCTAGTTTTGTGTTAGATGTAATCGCCCCTTGTAAATCAGGATTGTATTGAGGATCAACTAGTATTCTCATTTTTTATTCACCTTAAATCGTTTACTACGATTGTCTGCAGGATTGTTGCCCAACAGATTAATACCAAAACGAACATTTCCTTTCTTATTAGCAGAACGACCAATATTGGGTGGAATATTCTTCTTAAAGTCTTTGTTCAGTTTACCTTCTGCAACAAGATAACTTGTAAATGTGCTGTTTGCATAGTTAGCAGGATCACGTAGTTTTGAACGAATCTCATGAATAGTAGGATCGAAGTTGAACAAGCCAACGTACTCATCAGATTTTGATATCTTATCTTTGAGTTTTGGATCAACTGCAACATTACGAATACCGTAGTTACTTGATGCAAGTTGCAACTCAACAACAGCAGGATTAGGAAGTGGTGCAGTAGCAGGAATAGGAATAAATGGCATAACACCAGGCTTAGGTATTCCAGGTCTAGCAGTCACACCACCTACTTCTTTACCAGTAATGACTGACTTAGCAGATGATGTTGCAAACTCGGCGTTAGATGCAAACATAGCATAGTCTGCATGAATCGCTTCAGCCGCTCTACCGACGAGTGTACCGTAGAATGTAGATAAGTTAGTAGCACCTGCAGGAAATCCGCCATATGATTTTCCGTAGTAATCGATATTAGGTCCACCGATAGTACCTTTGTGACCAATCATACTTACGTGTCGTGCGGTGATATTAGCAGTAGAAGAAGCCACAACCCATTCACTGACAGCAGTTTGGGTGAGACTTCCGCCCGATAGTATTTCGGTGTTACCTTGAACGAAGTTGTTCATATTACCTGCGACGATTACGTTGTGATCACCAAGCAATGTTTCGGTGTTCATACCGATGACTTGTGAGCCACGTGAGCCACGTATTGTGTAGTTTTGATCACGATTTACAGTCTTGGTGTGTCTTCCCTTAATCTCTTCGACTTTATCACCTGCTACTTTAACATTATAGTTACCACCCACATCAACATTAAAATCCCCAGTAACTTGTAGATTAAGATTGCCTTTGTAGATAAGATTGCCAGTACCTTCGACAATAGTTGTTTGATCACCACCTGTCACCTCTATCTTTTGATTCTTTGATGAGATTAAAACTGTACCATCAGCACGTAGTTCAACACCTGCT